TTAATATTTACACCCTGAGAGCTAAATGGCTGATTCAAAGAAATAAATAGATTATCATTTAGTCCAAATGAGCCAACAGGGGCTAATATATTGACAGGGTTATTATTTTCATAAAATCCAGTAATATTAGGATTAACCATATTATTGACTACAAAATACCCATTAAAAATAGGAGTACCATCTAATTGGATACTAATTAGATAGGTTGTACTCATTTGTACACTTCTACAAGAATGATGATTTTATTTATGTACCATTTTCCTCATCTGAATCTGGTACTTCGGTACAAATGGTTTCCGTATGAGGACAATAACGCCCAACATAGGAACCGATGATTTTATCTTTTATTTTTTGATACAATTTATTCTTTTTAGCATCTCGGAAATAACTGGTATGATTAATTTCAATATAGGTAAGCGGAACATATTCAATATCGTATCCGTCGATATCTACTGTTTCTATCGTATGTTCAATATGGGTAGGAATAACAACTTCTTTACAGATAGTAGGCTCATTCAATGAAATAGTAGGAGTTTCTTTACTTTTTTTAGTTGATTTTGCAGGTTTTCTTTTTGGTTTTTGATCAGATGCTTCCACTGTTTCGACTGTTTCGACTGGTGCTTCGACTTGTGCAGTAGATACAGCAATAGTTCCGATTTTCGGCTTTCTTGTCCGCTTGACAGGTGGCTTATTGATTGTAGATACAACTGTTTCATTTGCCACTTCATTTGCTATTTCATTTGCCACTTCATTTGCCACCTTCTTTGATTTCGCCATCTCTTGAGAAATAAATGGCTGATTTGCTTTAGATAGAGAAACCGTTGTACGATAACGATGTACTTCTTCTTGGTGCTGTAAGGCAAGTGCAATTACTTCTGCAGAAGGAGCCCCCCACGATGCAATTCGATCTTGATACCATGCGCCTCCAAAGATATGAGAATGGTCTGGGATGGGTTCATGAATCGATCCATGCGGATAAGTACTATCAAATTGACTTCGTGCTCCGCTATGAATTTTATGACATGATATACATTTATTTGTACCTCTGACACATGGACGATGACAACAATATTCTAAATAGAATTTATGTTTTCCATCTGCAAAATATTGTGTTGCCTTTTGATTTGTAATTCGCGTAAAGCAATATTGTATGTCTGTCATTTACAATGTGCGGCAATTTCATTTTCATTTATTTGATATCAAATTTTTTGGGAGTATAAATAAATAAATCGTGTAAATAGTTAACATTATGCCACAATTTGACAAAAATAGTATCGTATACTATTTCTCAGATAATGATATTGTAAAAATAGATCACCACACTGTTATGTATCGTATCCCCCTCTCGAAAAGAACAACATGGACTACTTTTAAATATGGATATATTGGAAATAAAATAAATAGACCACTCCGTATTAAAATAGTCCCCGATAACATAGACAATACTGAAAAGAAGGAAAATGTATGGCATTCTATCAAGCCTATCCGTTCCACGTCATTTCTCTCTTTTCAAGTAACATTTCCAGACCTGTCCTCTTTACAAACAGGAATACGAATTTTATTGATGGGAACGATTCGTCCAAAAAAACAAACATTGTCCAACTAGATGGAACTGAATGCAAAGGATTATATTGCGATCGCAATTATTAGTGTAATTTGTATTGTACTATGTGTACGTATAGGTGATACATGTAGGTGTATATAATTTCATGATATAAACCTGTTAGGTAATATAAACCTTTTTGCTTGATACTACGTAGTGTCCCAATGTCATCAAAGGACTATTTTCGGCCAAGAGGTGATATTACGACAGTATTAGATCTGACAGATCGTGATGCGCAAGATAATACCTATTTTCCACTCCAAACAGAACATTCATGGTTTCATCATGGGGATAATAATACAGTACATCCAACAACCATGAGTATTCAAGAATTTACACAGCGTGGTCCGGCGGATTGGGGACAAACATGCACATTTGAAATTGGAGCACTTCCTGCAGGAGATTTATTACAATCGGTTATGCTTCAATTTAAATTAGGAAGTTGGTACAATGGGCAAATTGTTCAACAATTGGCCAATGGTAGTATCACATCAAGTGTTGGGACAATTCCAAATGCACCCAATCAATCTGCTGATTATTGGACATATGCAAATAGTTTAGGATCAAGTATCATTGAATATGCCGATTTTATTGTAAATGATCAAACCATTGAACGCATAACAGGTGAATTTATTCGTAGTTTCTATAATGTATATGCAGACGTGAATGCATTAACAGGAATTTCAATAGATGCGATTGGAACAACCCCCTACTCCTATTTATCAAATCAATCCATTAATGGAGGAATTCCTGTTCTTCAAACCGCCTTTTCTCCCAATCGCGCTTTTCCTACCGAAGATGGAACGTATTTCTGTATTCTACCTTTCTTTTTTTTACGCACTCGTCTAAAGGAAGTATTTCCACTTCTTTCTTGTAATGAAGGGAATGTTCGTATTGATATCAAACTTCGCCCATTTGACCAGCTTGTTCGAAAATACATTGGATATCGTGAGAATTGTAAGGATGTTCCACTGAATAAAACGGTATCTTTTATTACAACACCCATTCAACCAAATCCAACACCTCAAAATGTGATAGCAACAACAACCTTATCAAATCCTCCTGAATTTGTTCAATTTCGAATTGTAGCATGTTGTGCATTAACAACGGGTTCCATTCGTGATAAGTTTTTGAGACAACCATTTGAGCAAATGATTAAAGTGGTGCAATCATTTCATTTCGAAGAGCCGTTGAAATATTTGGTAAGCAAACCCAATTCGAATTCTGATTCAGTGGATGTACAATTGCCCTTGGAATTAAATCACCCTGTATCTGAATTGTTATGGGTGTTTCGACGAAAAGCAGTGCGTATTAATAATGAATGGTCCAATTTTAGCCCATCTATTGGATATCAAACAACTCCACAGACAGTATATCCTCCATGGCTACAACATGCAAATATTCGTATCAATGGTTCAGAAGTTATTTCAGCAGATGGGAATTGGTTTAGAGAGCATATTGCAAAAGTACACAAAGGTGGATGGATTACCTATCAATCACATATGTATGGATATTCATTTGCGCTCTATCCTGACAGACATCAACCATCGGGAACGGCTAATATGAGTCGTACGACGAATGTTACGTTAACATTAAAGGTTAATACACCTATTCCTGTGGATTTGACAACTCTACAGCCACCATGTCATTTTGACCTCGCTGATGTAGGGGGGTGGGAAGTATTTGTGTATGCAATTCATTATCAATGGTTGCGATTTGAAAATGGTATTTGTAATAAACTATTTACAGATTAAATTGCAAATTAAAGAAAATTAAAGCAATTTATTTATATTGGTAATCATACTTTCATTATGATCCGCCTGATACCATTGAATCTCATGTTTATGATAATAATCAACGATTGTCCATATATTTACTTCCCATGTTAATTTATATTGTGGCATGGTACAAAAATCGTATAATACATCTTTACATTGATTGTAAAATGGGTGTACTTGATTTCGTGGTATGACAAAAAATCCTCCACAAAATCTCCAATAGATTTTATCTACCGAAAATGAAAATAATCCATATTCCCAACATCCAGGTATGATTACTTTATCAAAGGTCATATCATTTGTCTTTTTTAAGGTTTCCAGAACTTTCTCTTTCTCTTTTACAACTTTAAGAATTCCAAAATCAACCCATAAAAAGGTATCTCCCTCCCAATGATTCATCGCATTCTTTATAAATTCAATCTTTGTATTAATAAGGGATAAATATTCTTTAGTGTCTTTCTCTTTATTTGCTCCATTTGGAAGCTCCCCTTTATAATTCATACCCATTTGGTATAATTCACATGTATCCAATGATTGAGGAATCACTTGTACTGTTTTTGGATAATCGGCAAATAAATCGACATGTTGTGGATCAGTAAATACAATAATAGGAAGACCACTCTTTCCTAGTGCACTGAACCATTCGAAATATTGAGAAATCCTCTCAGGGAGACTATAAATTTCATAAAATGCTGTAATTATCATGTTGTTGATATTCTTACTGATCTTTAGACTTAGAAACAAGAAGTTAGACCATAGACCATAGACCATAGACCATAGACCATAGACCAAGAACTTAGAAAGATATTATTACATAGTAAGAAGAATGGTAGCTAGTCTACTCAAAGTGATTAGCTCAGGCATTCAAGATGAACGATTAACATTTCGACCCACGCTATTCCCTTTCCAGAAATTGTGGGCGAAAGCAGGGCGATTTACGACACAGTGGAGTCGTCTTGATTTTGAAAATACTCCTGCCTTTGGAAATACGGCTTTCTTTCGTATTTTGAGAAAAGGTCATTTGGTTTCCCGTCTCTATTTGGTTGCTACCATGCCCAATATTTATACAACACAGCGCCTCGCACAAATCGCAGCAAATGATGCCCCTATTTCCCCCCAATTTGGCTGGACAAATTCTCTCGGACATGCATTGGTACAGCAGCTAACATTAGATATTGCCGCGGCACGTGTAGAAACACTTGATAGTCGTCTACTAGAGATTCTTGATGAGTTTAATACACCGTTAGAGAAAGTCCCAGTTGTCAACGAATTAATAAAACGAAAAGACCATGGATTTACAGAGACAAGTTTTGGATGGCCTCCTACAGCACAGCAACAACAAGAACTACCACAACCCTACGAAGAAACAGTCGTTGTTCCATTACCATTTTGGTTTACACGCGGTGATTTCGGATGCGCTTTGCCAATTGATGCTATCCCCATGGATGAAGTTCGTGTTGGAATTACATTTCGCGGCTTGAATGGTTTATATTATACCAATACACAGATACCTAATTCATCTACTGATGATGGAAGTTCACTAACACCCATACTAGGCAGTAAGTTTTATGAAAAGATAGACCCGTTAAATCCATTATCAAATGCAAATGGAACGATTCAGATGCCTCTTTCCCTTCCATTGGGAGAATGTTATATTATGGCAGAATATGTCTATTTAGATCAAAATGAAGCCAATCGATTCCGTCTGGGTGATTTACAAATTCCAGTGGTTCAGCATTATGCGATGAATCCATATGATTCACGAGGTCTACCGAATGCGCGTATTCGGCTGGATATACCCAATCCGACACGAGATCTATTTTTCATGTGTAATCCATACAGAGCACCGAGTTATAATGCACCATTTTTAGCAACTCGTGATTTAACAGGAAATACAAATACGCTTCCATCCAATGCTCAAACTCCGTGGTGGCCTGATGCATTAGGATTATATGGACAACGACCTTCTTCTTTTATTCGACCAGGATTTGCGTTATCGAATTCAGAGCCCATTTCTGCATATGAAATAACCTATCAAGGATCTCTTGTACGATTTCGTACAGAAGGTCCAGCCCTCTTTCGATCTGTTATTCCATCTTATGAACAGAGGAAATCTCCATGGGTAAATCGATATTACTATAATTTTCCATTAGGAATTCAAAATGGTTATACACCATTTTCAAGACCACAAGGAGAAGCCAATTTAGATAAAATAACCAATCGCGAATTGGTTCTACAATTTCGCACACTATCAGGCAATCCAACAGGAACAGATGTAGAACGTTGCGTAGTTTATATTTATGCAGAGACCTATAATATTTTGCGTGTCTATGGTGGCCGAGCAGGACTCATGTTTGCCTTTTAATTGATTTATATTGTATGTGTATTGTTTGTATATTCACCTAAAAAGAGAATGATATCTCCTTTTTAGATGAACCAAGGGTCGCATTATGTGTTTCCCACAAGTATGAAAGAAGGAACTAACATTTTAAAATTACATAATGGTCAAGAAGTATACATTCCTATTGAATACTTGCAGAAGGGAGATTTAATTAAAACGGCGAATGGCTACAAAACTATTACTGTCATTGGAAAAATAGTTGTCAACAATCCAGGAAATCAGGAACGAACCAAAGAATGTTTGTACCAGCTAACAAAAAAGAATTATCCTGAACTATTTGAAGATCTCATTGTGTCAAGTTGCACCTCCATTTCGGTCAATAAATCAACACATGCTCGAAATAATAATACAGCAGAATATATTAAACATATTCATACTATCGAGGACAAATATAGCTTAACAGCATATGTTGATGAAAGAGCTATTCCGTATGAGAAGGCGGGAACATACACAATGTACCAAATAGCATTGCAAAATGTAGGAAATAGTGGAAATAGTGGAATATATGCAAATGGACTATTTGTGGGAACAGTAAATGCACACTGGCTACAAATGATTTCCAAAATGACAATCATATAAAATGACAATCATATAAAATGACAATCAGACAGTATAAATATTTTCATCATCTATATAAATAGCAATGGAGACCATACGAAACATTATTCAAGGATATCATACCATTAACAAATCAAGAAAAATTACACATTGGCATACAAATGTATATGAAAGTCTTCAACATTATCTTACTATAATTGATTATGTTGAGAAACAAGTAGAACCTCTTGAGAAAGCACTCACATCCTATATAGAATCGAAACCAAATATTGTAAAAGAGTGGATACAGTATGGTCTTACTCATATGATGAGATATATGAATATGAATATAACTATGAAAATAACGATAAAAGAATGGACTTGTATTCTTCCTGATATGAAGGAACGATGGCCGCTCTTTTTCCAAGAAGAATCATTTGAAGGTTATGAGATTTCTTTTGAGAAGACACTGCAAGTGATTGAAAATATTCGCACAAAAAGTCATATTCAATATTGCGATGATCCAGATATTTTAGCCATTCATACGAATAAGAAATGTAATTGCATGTATATGTGTTCTTTTTGTGAAGAAATGGAGGAACAATGGGCAAAGAAAGTAAGAAAGATGTATTCCAGTCCTACGAATATCTTTTTACATAAGGAACAACAAGCCCCTTTTTTGGAAAAATGGATAAAACAACATCCCACCTATTCAGAGTTCCAATGGCCGCCGACCAGAATCTATTTTCAGGAGTATGTTGTGAACGATTATAGACACATAACCGATTTTGCAGAAATGTGCCAATATGTCAAGGATAAAAGAAAGAAATACAAAGAAGGTGGAAAGACACCTGTTCAGTGTCACGATGAATTATGTTATGATATTCAAGGTCTATTTAATTATATCAATCTTATAGATTCTGATATGACAGTATTTATGAAATTGTGGAATCAGATAGAAATTGTACCGATATGGATTCGATATGAAAAGGAACGTTGTAGGGAAATTTTGAAGATGCTATAATCGAAGATAATTTAAATACATTGTGATAAAGTATGAATCGCCTTTGTTAGTTCATTAGAAGATATAGTCAATGGTGGAGTAATACGTAATGTATTATTACGACTTGTGCAGGTAATATAGCCATTTTCTAACATTTTTAGCCGAAGAGATTCTAATGAGTAGTATTCTCGAAATTGGATGCCCCAAAATAAACCTGTTCCACGAATCTCTTTTACATGAGTTGCTTGTTTAATAACAGATAATGTTTTTTCAAAATCATGTGATATGCTTTTAACATTCGGTATACATTCTTCTTGAATCACTTGAAGAGCTTCTATAGAAACCGCACATGCAAGTGGATTTCCTCCAAATGTGCTACCATGTGTACCTGGTGTAAAAATATCCATGATGGGCTGATTGGCGAGAATACAGCTCATTGGCATCATACCGCCAGATAATGCTTTTCCTAAAATAAGAACATCGGGTTTCATATCAATTCGTTCACTGGTTGTTAGATCTCCCGTACGTCCAAGGCCGCATTGAATTTCATCTGCCATAAGTAATACATGGGGATACTCTTTCTTCATTGTTTTTACAGCATGAATAAAAGATGCCGACATTGGCATAATGCCTCCTTCTCCCTGAATAGGTTCGTAGAGAATTGCCGAGATAGACGTACCATGTTGATGAAATACACGATATAAATCTTCTATATCATTTATTTTAACCATAATAATATCATCAACAAAAGGTCCGAACCCATTTTTATAAGAAGGATAGTCGCTTAGACTAATTGTTCCAATGGTACGTCCGTGAAAATTTCCTGATAGACATACAATATAGGGTCGTTGAATACGTGATACAATACGTCCATATTTTCGTGCCAATTTAAGAGCAGTTTCCACTGCTTCTGCCCCGCTGTTCATTGCTAACACTTTTTCATATTGGAAAAGGTTCGTAATGTAATTAGACCATTCATATAGTTTTGCCGTATGAACGACTCTGCTTGCGAGTGTGAGTTGAGAGGCTTGTTCTATGAATCGGCTTACGATTCGAGGATGACAATGACCTTGATTAACTGCACTATATCCAGCCAACAAATCAATGTATTTTTTTCCATGAGTATCCCATAGAAAAATATCCTTTCCTTTCGTAATTATGATTGGCAGTGAAGCATAATTATTGGCAAATGAATTGTGTATAAGTGCACGACTTGTAAGTGAACGACTTGTAAGTGCACGACTTGTAAGTGCACGACCAGTAAGTGTTGAAAAGAAACGTTTTATCATTACTATATACTGACTCTTTTTTATTTTAAAACACAAGAGCTACAATACTAGAACCACCGTTAGCTCCATTTGTTTGAGAACCTGCTGCGGCACCAGATCATTGGTTGACCAGTTGTATTATTCGCATATAAGTTGCGAGCATAGACTTTATTTTGAAGTCTTTGAATAATAGTTAGGCCGTCAAAATTACGATTGGACATCTCTATTTTATATAGAATAAATTAAAATGATATAGATTATTATAATTATTGTCCTGGTGTTAAAAATAAAGTAAAAGGCGCACTGAATGCACTGCGACCTATTGCATTCTCAAGCGCGACCTGCACCTTAAGGTGCAGGTAACTGTCTGACTGAGTCCATACGTTTAAAATTATCGGACTTGTTGTTGGATAAGCCATCACATAATTAAAATATGTAAAATATTTAGTCACATATGCATTTTCTATTATTGAGTACGAATCATTGACTAATCTATAGTAAATACCAGTAATAGGTCTTCCTCCGTGATATCCATATGTAAAGTTAACAGTTGTGGGAGTGTTTCCTACTCTCACTCCAGTGGT